GTGTTCTTTGCGTAAGTTGCCATGTTGCCTTCCTAACTGAATACTTGAACTTCAATGATGTCTGCACCGCCGCCAATAGCAACCCATGCAGAGCCGTTGTAAACCTGAACTTGGTTCACGTCGTCAAGGTAACTCATCATTCCCTCTGCCAAGACGGGTTCGCCCGTACCGCCAAACGCTGCTGTGCGTGCAGCCTCATTGGCGAAACGCATCACGGATTGGTCCATGAGGTAGGTGTTGACTTGTGCGGCTGTAAGAACTGAGCCGCTTGTGAATAACTTTGCGCCTGCGCCTGCCATAAGTGGAGACTCTATCAGGCGAGAGCGTTGTCTGAGTCCATTACGCCCAGCGTCGGACTGTCAAGTGTGAACTCATAGACGATGGTTGGTTTGTAAAGACCAATCCGCACCTCGTGAGTGTTGGCTGTAATGATGTGCGCCAATCGCTCAATGCTGTATGCCTCTTGTATTTGTGTTGGCGTGCCGTTCGGGAAGTTGCGTGTGAGTTGGATTTGGCTGCCGAGGTCTAGTGCGAGCAGGGTGGCTCGTGATGCGGTGTTGAGTTTGTCGGCTGGGCTTGCAATCTCGTCAAACCAGAATGTCGGCGTTGAGTATTCACTAAGTAGATACTGTGCAAGTTGTAAGGCTTGACTGTCATCGGAGAACAGCAAGTCATTGAGTCCATAGGTGAGAACTCCGTACTCTGCCTGACTTGCCAAGTTCTCTGCTGTTTGTGTTGTGCCACCAGCACGAGTCATCTGGACTCGGTTGTAGAGGAACTCCGAGCCGTAAATGACCTCAAGAACTTGGTACGGCAGTTGTGTGCCGTTGTCATTGAAGTATGCAGCCGGACTGTAGAAGGCATAGGTTTGCCTTTGCCTGAAGGCGAGTTGACCGTTGCGGTTGACGAACAATAAACCCCACTCCGCTTCGGATACGTTCTGCAGGTACACCAAGACGTTGGTGTTGGTGTCTATCTGTTGCGTGCCAAGCGTGACCAAGCCTGTGTTTATGTCTCGGTCAGCAGCAGGATACGCAACCTCTGGGCGGTCAAGAATGGTTGTGATGCGTGCAGATGACAGTTGGCTAGTTGGTGTTACGTCGCCGCTGATTTGTTTGGTGGCAAGCACCGCGAAATCATCAACAGCAGTAATGATGACTGTTGATGTTCCTGTCGGATTGTTGTCGTACTCAATGTCAATGTCCGTGATGCGACCTTTGAATACAGATACGCCATCACACAGCAGTTGCACGGCACGCCGAGGCGTAACGCCAGACCTGCCAAGAGTGCTGTTCCAATAAGGGCTTGACGTGTTGGTTGGGTCAAAGCGTCTGTCGTCGTTGCGTAGCACCACTCGCAGTGAGCCTGCGTCAAAGAAGGCGAAGTCATCTTGTCGTCCACGTCTGACAGCAATCTCTTGTGCATACGCAGACACGTCCTCGCCACGCAGAGTGCCATCTAGGTAGTCCTCGTCAAGCAAGCCATCTGTTGCCGAGTCCAAGGTGAACACCTCGGTTTCAAAGCCCAACGCCATGAGCAGTTCAATCTGCTCACCCCACCGCATCGTGGTAGGCATTAGTTCGTCACCGTGATTGGGATTGCACCGTTGTGGCGTTGATACTGACGCAGCGCATCAACGATGGTGTTGCTAATGGCTTTGGCATCTGCACCCATGCCTGCATTGACGGTGAGGTTGATAGTCGTGCCACCGCCGCCTAAGTCGGACAAGGGAATGACAGCCTCCGGACCAGCCTCACCAACGATGGCAGCAGTTGGCGAGCGCACAATGCCGCCCTCCGCCAGCATGCGCAAACCAAACGCATCACCAAATGAGAACACGTCAAATCGTTCCGCATCCGCAACTGTCGGCGCGGCAGCACCCAACAGTCCACGAATCGCAGCGAACTCGGCATCAACCTTCGCAATACCAGCAGCGTTGCCAGCCTTGCCTTTGGCTGCATTGACCTCACGCTGTGCCTTGGCAACCTCGTACAGCGATTGTGCTTCCTCAAACTGTGCCTTTGCAACGTCACGGATTGCTGCAGCCTCGTCTCGCTTGGCAGCCTCAACAGCACGCTCAGCCTCAGCCAAATCCCACTTGGCATCCTCAACACGCTTGGCAGCCTCAGCCTCGCCATCTAACGCATCTTGGATTGCCTCTAGTGCTTGCACCTCTTCCTCACGGGCAGCCGTAACTGCGTCAACTGCCTGTCGCTCTGCATCTTTGGCTTGATTCAACTCATCAAGAAGTTGCTTGTAGAGAGTTGTGCCTTCTCGTACTCCATTGAGCATTTGCTCATAGTGGTCTGTTGCTTGCGTCAATCCGTCTTGAGAGTCAACCTGACGCTCCTGTGCGTCAAGCAGATTCAACTTGGCTTCTGCAAGCGCAATCTCTGCCTCTCTGATTGCTTGTGGTGTTGCCTCTGCGTCAGCCCGTACTGCTGCCAACTCCTGCTCGGCTGCCGTGATTGCAAACTGTGCTTTCTCCAAGTCATACGCAGCACGTTCGTTCTCTTGCTGCGCATCAGCGAGTTGTCTAGATGCTTGCTTGCCTTGCTGGCTTGATGCGCCATAGCCCTTGATGGCTGCATTGAACGCATCTTGTGCTTTGGCAACCTCGGCGGTTGCCTTGCTTAGTTTCAGTTGTGCAGCCTGTGTTGCCTTGATGCTGCGCTCATACGAGGTTCGTGCTGCTGCAGTCTTGGCTTGTGCATCAGACACGCCTTTGATTGCCTCTGCAACTGAGTCAGATGCTTTGGCAAGATTGCGCTGCGCTGCCTGCACAGCCACGGTGCTGTCTTTGACCTTCTGTTGTGCGTCAACGACGCTCTGCGATGCATCTTTCAATGAGCGTTGCGCTTGCGTCAATGTCTCAACTGCCGAGCGGTAGTCATTGAGTTTCTCTTTCATTGACTTGGCGGCACCACCAACGCTGCTGCTCAGTCCATACACCTGCTGACGAAACTGTTTGAGCGAGTCAGAGTTGGCATTGTTCATGCGCATGTCGTCGTACTTTGACTGCGTAAAGTTCAAGAAGGCTTGACGTGCAACTTGCGCCAATGACAACGTCTGCCCAATGCCTTGGTTGATTGCCTCTGTTGCACCTTTGGCAAGATTGACTTGTGTCTCGTAGCGAGCAATCGCATCCGCTAGGTCTTTGTACGCCTGACTCGTTGGGTCGGTTACTGCCAACTGCGCCTTGAGCGCACCAATCAACGCCTCAGCCTTTGCTGGGCTTGTCTCCATGACACGCTTGAACGCTTCGTCAAAGTCCTCAATGTCAACCTTTGCGCCGCCAATGGTCAGTTGGAACTCACGACCAAAGTCGCCGAACACGTCACCCATCTTGAGTTTGCTGTCAATCTCAGATGCCAACTTCACAAAGTCATTGACGACCTGCTGTGTGTCTTGTTTACTGCTGCCACGCAGATTGCCCAATGAGATGATGATGCCTTTGCTTGCCTCGTCAATCTTGCGGTCTGCGCCTGATGCAGCATTGCCAATCTCAAAGATGAGTTGTGCCAAACCGACTGCAAGCAATGCGCCGCCAGCAGTCTTGGCTGCCATGCCGTAGGCGGCAGTCGCTTTCGCAGAGGTCATCATTGCGGTGGCGTTCTTGTATGCCTGAATCTCCATCAAGCGTGCGTTCAGGTTCATCAACTTGATGTACCCGGTTGCCAACAGAATGACTGACGACAGCGTTGCAATAACACCCGTCAGCACCATGATTGCGGTGCGATTGTTCATTGCAAAGATTGCCAACTGATTCAAGACGGGCAGGATTGTTTGCAGCACAGGCAGCATGACTGCACCAAATGATTCAGCCAACTCGTTGACTTGGTTCTTGAACAACTGCATCTGTCCTGCAGCAGTCTTGGTCTGCGCCAAGGCAGCACCACCGAATACGTCGCTGAGTTTGGTGTAAACCTCACCGAGACTTGCGCCTTCTTTGACGTTCTCTCGCACCGCAGGTGCAAGCATTGCCAATGCCCTCATCTGGCCGTTCTCAGCCTTTGCCAATGCGTCTGTGACGGCAATCAAAGGCGTGCCAGTCGCAACTGAAATGTCCATAGCAAGACCCATCAGGTCTTGCGAGCGTGCTACGTCTTGCGTTGCCTGCACGAGATTGGCAAGTGCAGGACGCAGTTCGCTATCAGAGAAGGTGCTGACTCTTGTGAGTGCCGTTATCTGTTTCTCTACCGCAGCCACCTGCTCATTGGTTGCGCCTGTTGCCTGTCGCAACGTCTGCGCCAACTTTGCTTGCTCTTGCGCATCTTCCATTGCTGCCTTGGTGGAGATTGCAAGCGCAGCACCAATGCCTGCCAACGCTGCTGCAGCAGGCAGCGCAGCCTTCTGAATGACGAACTTGGTCTTGTCGGCAGTTGTCTGAAGTTTGTTGAACTCTTTGATTGCCTTCTCAATGCCTTTGCCATCAAAGCCAGAAACAATGTTTATGCCAACAGCCATTAGTAGATGCCTCCGATGCCTTCAGTCAGCCGTCGTTCGGTCTGCTTCTCAAGTTTGTCAACCACCTTACGCACGGCTGCCTCAATCATTGGGTAGTTCTTCTTGACAACGGGGAACATTACACGACTACGGAACCCACGTTGCTTGCTCTTTGTACGCAGATGCTTGTCAAGGTTGATGATGAATGGGCTGCTGCCTCGGCTGCCTGCAGAGTCATACACCTGCCCACCGCCGTTTATTTGCTGAATGCGCAAGATGCGTTGACCGCCTGAGCGTGCCAAACCCGTGCC